ACTTCCATTATTTAGTAGCGTGTCACCATATACTGTAGAATCGTTTACATATTGACCTAAACCACCTATGTAATAACCCCATCTAACTTCGGAAGGTTTTTTAACATATTGCATTTTAACATGCAACGGATCTACTATTGTTTGAGGATAAACTAAAGCCTTATTGTCTTCGTATAAGTATATTGGATAATTTGTAGTAGGTGCAGTTAAAGGAGCTTTTCTAATATTATATATCTCTGCTCTACCTACTCTTTGTATTTCTTTATATGTACTAGCGTTTGGTTCATATGTAATAGAACCTAGTCTATATAAATTATCAGGCACCGTAAAAGGATTTGTACCTGTTGGATTTAGTTCAGTTTTAAATTCTGCAATTTTTTCATCTGTAATAGCGACTCTATCTGAATATTCCATGTCAGATTGAGGTATACGTAGTTGTTGATTCAAGTCTTCAAAGTAAGCTTCAAATATTTGTCTTTGAACTTGACTACCTATTTTATTAAATTCGTCTGGCGTCATATAACCACGCTGCTCGTTGTTTAATATAAGTAATACTGTTTTGTATACTGTATCTACGTTTATTGCCATTTTAATATTTTAAAAAAGAGGCTACATCAGTAGCCCCTTATAATTATAGTCACTTGTTATTTGAACTTTTTCTGTATGGTTTTGTAAACCTCTACACCTTCGTCAGTTTTAAACCACGCAGCTAATGCTGAATACGGGTTTTCATCAAAAGGAATATTCATAAGTTTTCTACCATTACTACCCCATGTAAATGTTCTTTGATCTTGAGATAACTTCATCATTCCGGCTTCAACAGCTTTAATTCCAAAGTTTCTTAATTCTACATTTTCATCACTAGCTAAATCTAAGAACAAACTAGGATTACTTCTAGCAAACAGTAGTAAATCTCTTTTGAGTTCCTTAGAAGTCATATTTGCAACACCCGAACCAAATTCAACTCTTAGTATAGCTTCAGCATGATCTATTTCCATTACGCTAGCAGTGTTCATAGCTTCTATTTCCATTTGTAAGTAGTCTAGATCGTCTACAGCTTCTTGAACGTCGTCTTTCTCAGCGTATAGCTTGTTTTTATTTGGATGATACAGTGTCAGTAGCTTTTGTAAAGCTTGATCAGACTTAGGTACCATTAGTACTCCATTTTCAAAAACAATATGACCCAACGTTACTGTTCCATTTTGCTCATCAACAAATGGGCTTTTCATGTTAGTAGCATATCTAAGCTCTCTGTTAACGTTTTTATTTTCATCAAAAAACATTAGAGATTTTCTTAAAGAGTGTCTAGAGTTTATTCTAAATGTTAAAGGAGATCTACCATTTAATAAATGATAATACCTATCTTTAATTTCCCAAGTATCCTTTTTAATTTCTTTTTTAACCTCAGGTTTCTTAACCTCTGGTTTTTTCTTTTCTTTTGTTTCCATAATATAATATAATATAATAATTAAAAAAGACCCCGCCGAAGCGGGATCTTATTATTGTTTTATGCTACAGTAGTAAACACATTTGTGTTAAGTACAGTTCCAGAAGCATCTGGACCAGCATTTATACATTTTAACCAAGAAGCTTGTAAACTAGCTTCTAAAGCTCTAGCTGCGGCAGCGTTAGCTAGACTTTGGCCAACTGTAATAGTTGAACCATCAATGTAAGTAATCACACAGTTGTCTGAAGTGTGAGCAGCGACAATCTTTAATAATTCCTCAGAAGGAATATATAAAGGTTGATCAGTGTTGTATTTTGCTTCTATTAATTTAGCCATAATTTCTATCTTTTAAATGTTAATAATTATACAGTTGATTTTAATAACACGAAGTTATTAGCACCTTGTACACAAAGACATCTTTCAGATAGGAAATTAACTCTCATTTGATCTCTGTCAGAAGTATAAGCACCACCTACAGAACCAGTGATCCAAGACTTCATTCTTCTATCATCTGCCTCAGAAGCTCTATATCTTACATGTAAGAAAGGACGTCTAATGTTAGATCCTAAAGATTGATCATAAACAGTTGAAGTTCCAGCAGGAACTAAAAGTCCGTCAATGTCACCAATCATTCCTCTTGTAGCAAAATCATTTAGATATTTCCAGTCAGTTTTGTAGAAGTCATAAGAACCTCTTCTGAAACCAGAAAATCCAAAGTTAAGAGCCATATCTTCTTCGTTGTTAAATAAACCGTAAGAAGCAGCGCCAGTTGAAGCATAACCACCATTCATAGCAGCAATCATATCATCAAAATCAAGAGCAGTTGATCTAGATAAAAATAACATGTTTTCTTCAATAGCACCTTGAGTGTCTAATTGTTTTAAGATAGTGTCAAAATCACCTAAAGCACCAGATCCAGGAGCAGCAGCGCCAGCGAAATCGTTATAAACGTTTCCTCTGTCTTCAATAGCAGCAAATAAACCTTCAGTACCTTCTAATCCAACAACGGATCCAGCAGCACCTGTTTTTTCAGCTTCAACCATAGACATCTCCATATAGTCTTCAAATCTTAGTCTAGTTTCAGACTGAGCTTTTAAATACCATAAGTATCCAGATGTTCCATCTTCAGTAGCTACTTCAACCCAACCAATTTGAGCAGTATCAGAACCATCTATCTCAAAATTATCTTTTAAAATAATAGGCTTATTACTAAATTGAGTAAAATCAGGATCAACAGAACCATCCATTCCAAATGTTCCTTTTTTAAACTCAGAACCATAAACAAACATCTTGCAAGTTGCACCAATAGCGATATTAGCAGCATCTATTGTAGCTACTTGGTAAGTTTGAACAGTTACTAAACAATCATTGTTTACATCACGATCAGCAGGCTTAGCAGTAACTAAAGCTTTAACAGTGTTTATACCATCAGATATTACCACAGTTTGGTTTTTTCTGATAACACATTGTTTATCAGCTTCTACTCTTACTTTTAGTGTTAAACCACCAGTTTGAACTACAGCTTGCGTATAAGAAACATGAAGTCTATTTTGCTCAGACCAAATAACTTGATCAGAACTCATAGGCATTTCAGCTCCTACCATTCTCAAGAAACCACCAATAGTTCGGTTCCCGTATCTTTCTATTTCTGCTTCATACAATTCAGGTAAGTATTGCTGAGCAAAAGTGTTTGTATCACCAGTAGCATCGCTGTTAAAAGCAAGATAGTTCTCGCCAGTAGCCATTCTTTTTTGATGAGGTTTTAATCCTGGAGGGAAAGCCCCGCCAGTTGTTGAATTATCTACAAATCCCATTTTTATGTTTTAATTGTTTTTATTTTTTATTCTTAATTTTAACTTTGAACTATCAACACCGCTTATTGCTCTTACTTTTAATCCATTAATATAAACATCACCAGTAGACGTAGCTCTTGGCTCATTTGTTATATTTTTAGATTTAGCCATCACATCTTTAACAGCGTCGGCTTTGCCTTGCTCATAAAAATGATTAGCAATAGTATCAGCATTTTGTGCCGCGAAAATAGCTTTATGGTAACCTTTATAGTCTTTTACTTCACCCTTATTATCTAAGAACTTCCCGATTAGGTTGGTAAGATCAGATTGATTACTTGCAACACTTTCTTTATCACTAACTCCATATCTAAACCTCTTTTCTCCAACATTGAAGTCAAAACCTTTGAATTCTTGGTTAAAAAAGTTTTTAGTGTTAGATTTAAATGTATCGTGTTGGTTTTTTTGTATTTTCTGTTCTTCGTTGTATCTATTGAAAAAGTCAGTAGCTTTCTGTTGGTCTTGAGTTACGCCGGGTCTCAACTTGATTTCGTCGTAGTATTTACTCTTAGTGTCCTCTAAAAATTTACGGGCTTTAGCAATCTCTTCTTTGAAGTCGAGTTTCTTTTTTCTTATATCTCGCTCTTCATCCATATCTTCGTCAAATGAAAAATTATCTTCTAGTAAAAAGTTTATTTCTTCATGATCCAAATGTGGTTTAGTCTGTTTGTAGTATTCTCTAATTAAAGCATTGTCATCAACAGTAGAGTAGTCAGCGTTTAATCTAACGTAATCTTCTACAGTTCCACCTGTTTCTTCCATAAACGAAACTAGTTTCTCGATGTTTTCTGGTAGGGGTTTACCAACTACTTTCTCATCTCTAACAGCTTCTTTTAGTTCCTGCTCTACTTCTTTTATTTCTTCAATTTCTTCTTTTGTAATTTCCTGTATAGGTGTTACATTTTCTTTTTCTTCTTGTTCTTTACCTTTTTCGTCTTTGGTGCTATTAGAATCCCCTTTAGGCTTATCATCCCCTTTGGAATCCTCATCGATAACAAGTTTGACTGGTTCTTCTTCTTTGACAGCATCTTCTTTGTTTTTAGATAAATCTACTTTAATTGTTTCTTGTTTTTTAGTAAGCTTTTTAGGTTTAGTTGGTTTTTTAACCTTAAACTCACCTTGCTCTAAAACGCCGTCGGCGCCTTTTTTTATTTCTTCTGACATAATATAATATAATAGTTAATATAAAATTACTTAGGGCCAAATTGCTCTAAGCCAAATCCACCCATGTTGTCACTACCTGCGGATTCGAAGTTCTTTGGTAATAAATCATTTTTTCTTTGATCTATTAACTCAGACTGTTGTGTTGCTTGTATTTTAGTTCGTTCGTCTTTACGATCTTCTTTAAAACCTTCTTGTTGTTGCTTAGCTTGTCCTTGAGCTTGCGCTAGTTGTACGTTGTACTGGAACTCCTGCTGCATTAACTGCTGCTTTAATTGAGCTTCCATTTCCATTTTCTTTATATCAAGCTGAGACTTAGCGTTTTCCAATTGAATTTTTTGCTCAGTTAAAACCTGTTGCTTCTGTGTTTCAGCTAAGGCTGTTTGTTCTGCTAGCTGAGCGTTAGACTGTGCTTGAGCTTGCATGTTAGCCTGTTGAGCTTGTTGATCTCTTTCTTGTTTCTTTCTTCTTTTTTGCTTTAACATTTGGTTAGCCAATTTTAAATTAGCAACCTCTCTAATATCGATAGCATCTTCAAGATCTATTTGTCCAGACTGCAAAGCTACTTGTATGTTTTGCTCTAGTTGAGCTTTCTGCTCTTCATCTGGTTCTAACTCTAGAAACACTCCAAAATCATGTATACTTAAATCTATTAGTTCGTCTAAAGTTCCTACATTGTACTTAGATATACTTTGTTCTAAAGACATTCTAGTTAAGGGAAACATTAAAGCATCGGCTACTCTTAATGATATATTTTCACAAGTTCTAAGTGTTAAGTATAAACTGGCTTGTAATATATGCCTAGTAGCTACGTTTGAATTAGCAGCGGCTAACTTTTGTAAACCAACTAATGACTGCTTGTCTGGTAATGTACCATCTCTAGCTTCATTAAGCCCGGTAACATCTCTAATCATTTTTAAGTAATACTCGTAAGTTTGTATTAATGACTGTATCTTACCCATGCCATTAGAGGATGAAAGCTCTTGTATTGGAACTTTACCTGGGTTCATACCACCATCTTGAGTCATTGATCTACCAACTAAAGATCCAGTTTGAAAATACATATTTAATGCTTCTGCTGGGTTATAATTAGTACCATTGCCTAAATCTACTTCTGCTAAACCATCTATATCCATATAAACCCCATCAGGTACTATTCTAGACATCACCTGTTGCAGTTTTAAATGAGTTAACTGTATCATATCAGCAAAGCCAGTAATTCTGCTTACAATTGATTCTATACGACCTTTATAGATTCTAGGAGCAACTATACTATAGTTCATATTAACCTTAGTAGTATCTGCGTTAGGTCTAGTCATGTTTTCAGACATTTCCCATTTCAACATTTTTTCATGACCTAGTATTTTAGCTCCAGAGTATAAAACTTCAATAGATCTAAATGCTTTTTTAAAGCTTTCGTTTTCAGGCGGATTAAATGTATCTGTTTTTTCTATAGCTTTCTCTAAACCAGTTGCACCTTTCTTAATTTTAAACACTTGGTTTGTATAAGTCTTATATTCAAAATATAAAACTTGAACCGTATCATCATCATATCTACCCGACCAGTTTCTAGTGTAGTTTTGATTACCTGGATATTTTTGTATTTCTTCTAACTCGTTAGAGGTTAAGTAAGGGAATTGCTTTTTAAGCTCTGGTAAACTAATACTTTTAACTTCACCAACATAATACAAATCATCAAAATTAGGATCTTCTGTGTACGAGTAAACTAAATTTGAAGGATCCACATAATCAACTGTAACGCCTTCTGATCTATTGAAACAAGTTTTTACACAAGATATACCTAATACTGTTAAATCATAATTTAATCTTCTTCTAGTTAAATCATATTTATTTTTAGTTAACACAGTATTTATAACCTCCTCTTCAGCAACTTCAATTGATTGCTTGTAATCCATCTGCATGTGAAGCTCTAATTCTTGCTCGTCAATAGGAGCATTCTCTTGATCTTTATTAAAAAAAAGATCCATACCTGTTACTTCTTTTACTTTATTTAGAAAATTCTTAGCATTTATATCTACTAGAATATTTTCAGCGTATTTAGTTCTTTTATTTATTGAAGTAGGATCTTGAGCAACAGCTTTTATTTCATAAGATCTTTGAGACATGCCATTAACAACAATATCTACAAACTTAGGTACAACTGGCACGGGTTTCCAGTCTAAGTTTAAATAAGATAAGTCACCATTGATCGATAATTCGTCTTTGTACTTTTGAATAGATTGTTCTCCTCTAGCATACAATCTCAGCTTATGGAAATTATTATAGTTCGTATTAAATCTATCCTGCCAACCTTTATCGTTTCTAAACCACTCAGATTCTATTGCTCTACCTACTTGTAGACCATAATCATAAGAAGCTTTCTCTACATCTGGCACGACCTGATCTGGAAAAGAACTATTGTAATTAGTTTTTATCATCTATTTTATTTTTGAATTATAACCCGTGTTATCATATCTTTTAATACCTAACGCTACAGATTTAGTTTGTCTTTTATTAACAGGTGTATACCTATTTTTATTACAAGCCATTATTGCTAAACCTGAACTTATCGAAGCATCGTGCTTTGTTCTATTGTTAATATTGAACTTAGCCCAGTCTTCTAATGTTTTTTGATGGTACATGTCTCCATAACCATCTTCTTTTAATCCTACATATGTTTCTATATAAGATTCAATCGCAGCAGCGTGTGCTTGCTTAATATCTTCACTTGAGTTAGGTATTCCACCTATCTCCTTTTCAGTTGTTGAAAGTTTATTCCAAACTTTATCAGGACGATTCATAGAATAACCTCTGTAGCCTCTTCGCTTTAAATAATATAAAAACCTAGGTTTGTTATTCTCAGCAAGTATAGGCATGCCATAAAATACACAAGCCATTAATACATCTTCAAAGAATATTTCAGCAGTTTGTGGTCTTGATATGTATTCTAAAAACAAATGATTAGGTGGTGCGTCTTCCATGCTAAACTTTGTTAATCCATGTAAAGCGCCATTAGATCCTTTACCATCTACAGTACCTGATATATCATAACTATCTAATCCAAAAGCTCCAACGTGTTCGTTTCCAGGATACTTACCGTTATTCTTTAGTATCACTCGGTTTTGTAAGTTTTTAGGTGGTACCCAGCTTATTTGAAACC